CACTCCAATCCCTCACACTCCCTCCAATGCCACTACTTACCACCGCGACGAGTATGTTCTCCGGCTGCTCCTCGCTCCAATCAATCACACTCCCCCCCATGCCACTCCTAACCAACGCGACGAGTATGTTTCAAAACTGCTCCTCGCTCCAATCAATCACACTCCCTCCAATGCCACTCCTAACCAACGCGACGGGCATGTTCAACGCCTGCTACTCACTCCAATCCCTCACACTCCCCCCAATGCCACTACTTACCACCGCGACGAGCATGTTTCAATACTGCTACTCACTCCAATCAATCACACTCCCTCCAATGCCACTCCTAACCAACGCGACGGGCATGTTCAACGCCTGCTACTCACTCTCAAATCTAACGTTAACTGGTGGCGTGACGGGTGGCGTATTCGGAGGCGCAACACCCGTGCAAGCAGACTCAATGCTCACAAGCTGCGAACAACTACGCAACCCGTCGTTCCCGAACACACTTTTCAGCGTGATAAACGCAGCAGGAGCTAGTGGCAAACCGAACAGATTACAGAGCCTAACGTTTAGCCCATCATCAACGTTCCTTTACGCTACACCCCCGCAGATTGACGTAGCATACACAACGATGACTGCCGCCCAACTTAACGTCCTATTCACGTCGCTCCCATCAGTTTCGGGCGGGCAGGTAATACGGATAACCGGCGCAACAGGCGCGGGTTCGTGCACACAATCTATAGCAACTAACTTAGGATGGACGGTAAACTCTACAACGTAGGTGTAAAATGTATAAAACTGCCGCGTCAGGTCATAATTTGTATCAAATGGTGCTTAATCCGAACGGAGATTATGTCAACAACTCAACCGGAGTATGGTATCAAGTAAACATCATTAATTGGGTAGACACTCCGGTAGGGCCGAACGCGATAACAATTCTAGGTGGGTACATCGACTTCGCTACGATTGATGCCGCGATGGCGCATTACAATTTGACTTATTTACCGTTGGTGCCAGTATCCCCATGATAGTAACTGACGAAGGGCTAACCGCAAAACGTGATGGCAACTTCTTTACTACTGAGTTTGGACTACTCGTGTTATCACGCGGAGGGCCGTTCGTCGATGAATCTGGAGATGTAACATACGGCAGCGACCGGCGCATCGTTCAAACTGCCGTGACCGACGAAGGATTACTCGCGGTACGCGACAGTAACTATTTTACTACTGAGTTTGGATTGCAGGCGTTATCGCGGGGCGGTCGGTTCGTGGATGAATCGGGAGACGTGATGTACGGTAGGGATGTAACGATAGTTCAGTCCGTCGTGCCAGATGTGTCACTTGCCCCTGACGCTCCAACAGTAGGCATTAGAGTAGTGCCTTCAACACCAGATGTAGCAATAGCGGCGCCGATACTACCTTCGGTGGACGTAGGGCCAATCCAGACTGTCGTTCCGAACGTGACCGACGCGACGAACAAACCGTCGGTAGACGTAGGGCCGACCCAGACGGTCGTTCCTAACGTCTCTTCAGTAGCAATTCCACCTGCAATAGGCCACGCCTTTTCTCAAGTGGTTGTTCCTAATGTCACGTTAGCTGCGTTGAAACCACACGTAGATGTCGGTGTGACTCCAAAAGTTCCTGACATACTCCTACAAGCTCTCGCGCCTTTGATTAGCATGCACATCGTGCAGGGGGTTGTTCCAGATGTTGAACTTGCCACGCAAATTTCTTGGGCGATTATTGGTTTTCCTTTATGGCTCGAAGGTTCTACATTAGATCAAACAGACCTTGATGGAGATTTAGAGTAATGTTAAGGTATCAGGATATTATAGACCCGCCAATCACCATAGGGGAGTTTAAACAAATAGGCGCAACGATTTATACAGATAGCACCAAAGCGACGATCGAGACTACGCTGGCGAATGGCATCGTTCAATGGCGTCTGCAGGGGGGCTCTGGCGACGTTGTTACAAAGACTAGCGCAGATGGCGGCATAGAGATCAATGACGACGGGACTATTGTCATAACAATAATAGGTTGGGAAACTGTAGGCCTCGCTCCTGGTGAATACACGCATATTGCAGAGTTTGTTATTGGCGGCTATAAACGCGGCCTGTTTAGAGGCATAGCGATCCTCGAAGAGGCGTGAATGTCACGGATCGTTCAATGATAATAACCGATGAAGGGCTAACTGCGTATCGCAACGGTAACTTCTTTACCACTGAGTTCGGACTATTCGCGTTATCACGGGGAGGTCGCTTCGTTGACGAATCAGGGGATGTAGCCTACGGTAATGATGACCCGGTAGTTATCCCGTTTGAATTTATGGCGTGGCCATCCTGCGTGCTTACAGGGGTAATACAAAGCTCGATAACTCTAGGGTGAGATAATGACAAATGGATCAATCGTTGCAACTGGCATGATCGTGGACATTCATATGGATGAGCAAGCATCACTGAACGTCTTTGTCAATACAGTTATGCCGGATGGAGTTACGCCGCGAGATATAACGGGCGGCTCGGTAACGTGGAAGGCGAGTTTTAATGGCATTAGCCAGATCAAGAAAGATACTTCAACTATGCTCGTAATGTTGGATACGGCGCCGAGCAGTCTAGTGACGGTTACTGCAAACGCCGGTCAACCAAGTATCAAAGTCGCTCAGGTCAGCGGGTTCGCCCCACGCCCTAATGATGGCTGGCGCACGCTCGACTTCGCGCCTGGGGACATCGTGAATATCACAAGCGCGAGTGGGAGTGAAGTCAATCAAATAGCGACGATAAATCCTGGAACTTTTACTATCACGATGGTTACTCCGTTGCAGAACCAGTACACCACCGCCAACGGCGCAGCTGTGACAAAGATTATCAGCATGTTTATGTTCAGCTTGCTTCCAGGTGACACGATCCTTCCGGCTACGAAATCTTACGGGACGCCGATACTTTGGGACCACATGGCGCAAGTTACGTTTCCGTCACCCATGTTGCCATCAAATATATATCAAGAGCCGGCGACACTCGTCGCAGTCAGGGGGCGTATATTCATCAACCCAATTCTTGATATGAGCTAATTAAATAAGTATAAATCACGAAAGAACGATACGGAGAGAGAGAATGGCAGATGTTTATGTGGATGACATAGCTTGTATCGCCTCGTTAGAAGCGTTCGCAGCTATCGCTCCGGCGAGCTGTGCAGCGGGCGTCAACATAGCCCTCGAAGAAGCTGAGGGTATGGCCAAAGATGATATCAAGGTTGACACCGGGGCCGCGAAGTCATTGATAGATATAGTACCCGCGACTCCGACCGCGATCTTTGATGCACAACTGCGTTCAATGGCACAATATTCAACGGCTATTGAGGCCGTCCCCGCCAATCCATTTGCTCGCGCTCCTGGTTCTACACCTCCTCCAGTAGCGGCGTTGTTAGGGTGGGCTTCGAGGCACAATAGCACATCATATACTAACAAACAGTTCGCATACGTGGTCGCTCGCACAATCGGGGAGAAAGGTGTGGAGAGCAAACAATATATTGCATACCTAGCGCAAGAAAAGCTTCCTGCAATGCTAATGCTGCAAATTGAACTTGCATTAAGTGAACTGATAGGTTTATGACACTAAATTCCGCTGCATACGATTTACAAGTTGCATTAGTAGGCCGCATTGAAGCGGCACTTCCAGACTGGAATGTTTCAGAAAAGCCACGGAAGAACCAACCGCCCCCATATATTGAAATAGCGAGCGTGGACATAATCTCAACTATCCAGACGAAGACGACCACGATTGAGAAGCTTAGAGCAACTATTAATGTATGGGATGAAAGCGAAAATTCAAACGCGGTGAAAGACGCCATAGACGATATTAGAGCGGCAATAACAAGCATAAATATCGTGCTAGACAATGGCTTCTTTAACTACCTTCAAATTCACGAACGAACTGTTCCTAGTGCGCTCCAACGCGATCGAAGAACGTGGAAGGGCTCAACTATCTTTCAGTTCAATATCCGGCAGGCGTGAAACCCGAACTAAACCCGTTTCCTAAAGGAAACAACTAAAAGAGGTGTAATAAAAAATGGCTGGCGAAATTCCCTTGATCGGGACCGACGTACTGCTAAAACTGAATATAGCTAGCACGTGGACAACGCTTTTCGGTCAAAGAGGATGCACGTTGAACCTTAAGATGACGACTATTGCAGTTAACTGGAAAGGTTCAAACAGATGGACATACAGAGTACCCGGCGACCGTGATTGGTCAATAGACTTTACTGGCATGCACTGGCTTCAGTCCGACGGTGTTCACGCAGAAGCGACCATAGACTACATACGATCAACGTTTATGGACAACTCTGCAAACCAACCAGGCCGGGTTCAAGTCGAACTTCTATTCCCTGGCGGCTATGTGGCGCAGGGATTTGGATACATGGAAACTGCAACGCTTGACTACCAAGTAGCGACAGAAGCTACTCTAAAAGGAACGTTCACTGCAGACGGACCGCTTACATTCCCAACGATGGCATCGTAGGAGTAGGAGATCATGGCGAGTTTAACGCCTACACCTATAACCACAGTTGGGGTCAAGCAGACATTAGCTGCAGCGACAGCGTGCGGAGATCGGTTCAAGCCGTCCTCAAAACCTGAATTTATTAGGTTCCAGAACGCCGGCGTTCCATCGATCACCGTCACGATTCCCACGACGCGCCCAGGAGGGGCCGCGCCAGTCAACTCAGTGCTTACTAGCAATGCAAATGCAGGTCAAGCAGTGATTAACGTTACATTGGGCAGCAAGTTCAACGTCGGCAATCAGTGTACAATCGTAGACAGTGCGGGGCGCGAATACTGCACCGTATTATCGGTCAACGGAAATGCAGTCACAATCGACGCCGCCGCTGGTTTAGTCAACAATTACACCACGGCGCGGACAGCGACATTATGGCTAGGCGGCGCGGACCTTGTTGTTGCCGTTGCTGGCAGTGCAGACATATCAGTTAACTTCGACACTACAGCACACACAAACGACTTCATTGATGATGACGGCAACATAAGCATAAATTACAGTAGTGCCACGTCGTTTAACGTAGGTTTGTTCCAAGTGGGGTCGTAAAATGGCTAAAAGCAAAGAAGTAACTGACACGGTGGAACCGGAACCTGAAACTGATGGATGGGCAACGCCTGTGTCACAGGAACCCGAACCGGAACCACTCAAAGAAGGACTGACGACTTCACCGCCGGTCGTAACCGCGTTAACTGCATTAGGAACTGCACAGGAAACATTTGTCACAGGTTCGTTACCAGCTACCGTGACATTCACGCCTACAGGCAATCTCAACTTCTTGACTCTCAAGACTGCAGGTGCCTGGGGTGTGACTGTTACCGCAGTATGCAAAGTGGCGTGTAGTATGCCATTGGCGTGTGCCAACGCGGCGGGAACAAACGATGCAGGCCTGCATAACTTCGTGATGAATGTCTTACAGGCAGACGTCGAAAAGTCGTTCGTTATCCCTTATCTGGATCACTACATTGATCCCGATCCGAACTCGGCAACGTATGGCATGATAACGCTCAACTGCGACGCAAACATGCAGGCACACGGTTCGATGGGAATCTTCACGGTTCCTTAGAGGAAAAGTATGGCAGAACGAAAGGCAGGACTTGGAACAGATGGGCTCAGAAAAGCGAAAGGAGGAGCTGTCACGAACGGCGATGAATCCATAGTTCACGACAAGCCCGTGAAAGGACCGAAAGGAGGACGCAATATGAACGGGGCAGGATCAGATACGTCGGTCGAAGTTGTCTTTAAGGACAACGATGTTCGACGGATCGACTTTAAAATGGGAGCAATAGAAAAGATAGAGAATCATTATCCGGATGTGAATACAGGCAATCCGACCACACCTATCTCGGTTATCCTTAGATGGCAGAGAGCGGGGATGGGGATGTCATGGTCGCAGCTCAAGGTGTTTCTTTGGGCGGGGCTTCTTTGGGAAACTCGGATGCTTAAACTCGAAGAGCTGGACGACATGATGGAACTTGCTAAAATAAAATATTACTCGGAGCAAGTGGATAAAGCCCTACAAAACGCGTTCGGAATTACTGACGAGGAGATTGCTGCGGCTCAAAAGGCAGCGGAAGAAGGCCAAGTAGCAGCCGCAGAAAAAAATGGACCCTTGACTGGGGAGAGTTAAAGAAGCACGCATACGGAACGTTAAAATTACGTCCCCGTGAATTCTGGTGGGACTATGCACTGGTAGAGCTACATGAGATGATAGCAGCCCATCTAGCTTACGAAGAGCGATTCGCTGATGTAATCGCCTACGGCGTAAGCTACGGGATGTCCGGCAAGAAGCCGCAAAAAGCGGCTGCGCGTGACGCTACAGGCGATCGTGCATACCTGCAACAGGTTATGCGCGGCGAGATCGAAGGCAAAGTCGCACCGGTTCACCTTACCCCCCAAGTAGTAGAGACGCTTTTTGCGAAGGAAGTAAAGAACGCAGTGAGAATCGACGAGGTTACACCACCATCCACGCTGCCTGATGAAGACGTAGGCGCCGACGTAGAGTATCTGAACGCAGTCAGTGAGCGCATAAAGAAAGCTACGGGGAACTAAATGGCAACAGTAGAGCCGATTATCGTCCACATCTTAGGTGACAGCGTTGGGTTAGATGCATCTCTCGCAAGTGCCGGTGTATCTATAAAAGCATTCGGCGCTGCAGCGGTAACGCCTTTCGCAACTATAGGGGCAGCTATAACCAGTGCAGGGGCATCTATAAAAGCATTCGGCGCCACAATGACCGCCGCTGGTGTCGGCATGTCGCTGATGGTTACAGCACCTATCGTTGCAGTCGGCGCCGCTGCTTTACTTGCGGCCAATAATGTTCAAAAAGCGTATGCTATCATCATCGCAGGAACGGGCGCGACTGGTTCTAAGCTCGCGGGCCTCGAGACGCAGTTTGATAACCTTGCTTCAACAGTCCCAAATAGTTTCACTGACACGGCAACAGTCCTTACAACAGTCAATAACAAACTCTCTGAGGGCGCCTACGCTATCTCCGAGATTTCTAAGAACATCCTCGACGTTTCGAGAATGACTGGCGAAAGCGCATCTTCGCTCGCTTCTGAGTTTACGGCAGCTATACAGAGTTGGGGTGTTTCGGCAAAGGCGACCGAAGGCTTCATGAACCAGGTTTATACCGCAGCCCAAGCTGCCAGGGTTCCGGTTACTTCGATCCTCACCGACCTTACCACCTATAAGCCGGTTATTGAATCCGCTGGTTTCTCGCTTCAACAGATTATCCCAATAATCGGCGATATTGAAAGTAAAGGTTTGGATGTCACGCGCACGATGCAGGGAATTGCCTATGCGTGGGCCAACCTTGGCAAGGGCATGGCTGCGGCCAAACCCGCTGCGTGGGTCGATGACGTAACCAAGTCAATGAAGGATGCTGGTATCCAGGGCAATACCACTGCCGACCAGCTTCAGGGTGTTTTCTACGGCATACAGCACGGCCTTATCTCTGTTGGCGATGCAGCAAACATATTTGGTTCCCGTTTTGCGGATAACGTTTTTAACGTGATTAAAGACGGCAACCTGACTGCAGCGCAGTTCATTGCGTTGTCTAACGGGATGTCAATTAGTCTTAATACCGTCGGCGCCAGCACCATCACATTCGCACAGTCTATTGATATAATGAAGAACGCCCTTGAGATCGCTTTGAACCCTCTCGGCGAGAAGTTGATCTCGGCATTCACTCAGCTGATGCCACTCATCAAAGACGTCATCGGCATAATTGGTGACTTAGCAAGTGCATTCAGTGACCTTCCCACGCCCGTCGCTGACGCAATTTTTGTAGTAGTCGGCCTCGTTGCTGCAATAGGTCCGGCGCTAGTAATCATTGGAGGGCTTATCTCAGCATTTGGATCTATCGTTACTGCCGTCGGTGCGGTTGTCACAGCTCTTCCGCTCATCGTAGGCGTTATGGCTTTGCTTGCTCCGGTGATAATCGTCGCGACGGTAGCTATTGGTGCATTAGTCGCCATCATCGCGCCTATGGCCGCTGCATTTTATCTTGCTTATACAAGCTCTGCACAGTTTCGAGATACTCTTAGTGAGCTTGAGGGCACTCTTGGAACCGTGGCTGGTGCTTTTACTACATTAGGAAGCCACATCTCCTCCGGACTGAGTTACATACTCAGTGGAAACTACAAAGCAGGATTTGCGGATTTTACTAGCGGCTTCACCGATATGTGGAATACGATAAGCAAGATCAACTGGGAGGGTCTTGGCGAGACTATTTCCACTCAGATCGTCGCAGGTGTAAGCAAACTGCCAGCGGATCTTAAAACGATATGGGATACGGTCGCGACGGATTTTACTACGTGGTACAACAGTGTTGATTGGGTTGGCGACGGCAAGAAGATATCAGCGGCGATCGTCACAGGCATAACCACGCTGACAACGGACCTTAAGAAGATATGGACCACAGCGTCAGCAGACTTCACCACTTGGGTCAATGGCGTTAATTGGACTGCGGACGCCAAGAAGATACCTATAGCAATCATCGCAGGTCTGAATGATCTTCAAAAGGACTTAACACCTATCTGGAACACTATAGAGACAAGTTTTACGACTTGGGAAAATAGCGTTCCGTGGGGCGCACTTGCTACCCAAATCCCAAATGATATTTCTAACTCCATAAAACTGTCAATGGCCACGATTGGGCCTGTATGGGACTATATTCAGATTAGTCTCATGAATTGGATTCAAGGTATCAACTGGACCGGCGTTGGAACCGCCCTTGGTTCCGGTCTTCGATATGCGATACAACTTGCACTTAACTCGCTCGTTGGCGGTTTAAGCGATCTCATCCCAACTGCCCTAATCACTACTGGTCAGCCAAATCTCGTCGGCGTGGGTATAACTGCTGCTAAGAACTTCGTTAGCGGTTTTCAGAGCGGACTTGGCGATCTGTGGCAGCTCATAATGGATGGGATTCAGCCACTTGCAGGTAAGCTCGCTGATTATATGGAGCACGATGTCGATTGGACAGGCATCGGAACCGCCATCGGCGAGATACTTGGGTCAATGATTGCGACAGTCGCGGGCGATCAAGCAGGCATTTACAGCGGTGGGAGTAGTGGGGGTCCTGGAACATCCACAGGGAACATTATCGGCCAACAGATAACATCCCCGAATCTCGGCACAGCATCATTTGGTCAGTCCGGCACCAGTAAACTCGCGCAAGCAGGGCAAGACGCTGGCGACGCCCTTGTTAACGGCTTCCAAAAAGGCATAACAGACGCGATGTCCCACATTGATTGGGGGACGTTTATCCTAGATGCTATGGGTCTGGGCCAGTTCGCAACAGGCAACAAGACCCAGAACTCATCATCTAATACATCTAGCCAATCTTTTGACCCTAACAATCCGTTAAAGAATCCATTTGGTTCGTTGGGTGACTCAGCACTTAGCTCACTTGGTAACATCAAATGGCCCACCTCCAGCATATTAGGGAGTATAAGTGCGTTTGATCCCGAAACGTGGAATCTGGGGGGCGCCCTTGGTAGTCTAGGGGGAATGGCAAATTTCGGAGGCAATCTCACCAATCCAATGGCGGGTGGAATATTCGGAAATGGTTCGTTATTACCACAGAACCTACCAGGTGCAAGCGCCATTATGGGTGGCTTGGGTAGTATAGGAAACTTCTTTGGTGGCCTCAAGGCACCGGCGATGCCGAATTTGAGCCCGCAGGGCGCCCTTGACTCCTTGGGCAACTTAGGTGGTGGCTACAGCATAAATAATCTTTTTGGTTTAAAGAAGCCTCGGCTCTATAACACGACAGAGGGCGCTCAAAGCAGCGCTCAAAGCGTGCCCGGCATGATCAACCTGCCATCCAAAATAATGGGGGCGGCTGGTTCGGTTGACTGGGGCGCATTAACCAAAGGGGGCATCTTCGACCTCAATAATGGCCCGTTAGCTCCTCTCGCTAAAGCTGACTACGGAGCGGAATTTAGCAAACTTACCAAAGGTGGCATCTTCGATCTCGATCAAGGCCCACTAGCACCCCTTATGAAAACTAATTGGGGCGCAGTTCCAGGCCAAGTTACAAGCGCGGTCGGTTCAGCTGCAACTACCGTTGTCGGTGGCGCTAAGTCTATATGGGACTTCATTACCGGCGCACCTAAAGAGATTTGGACGTGGATCACCGGCACCGCTAAGGAAGTCTGGACGTGGATCACGGGGACCGCACACGATATTTGGTCATATATCACTGGCGGAGCACATGACATTTGGAGTTATATCACTGGTGGAGCGCATGACATCTGGTCATACATCACCGGCGGGGCGCATGATATCTGGTCATACATAACGGGCGGAGCTCATAGTGTCTGGACTTACATAACCGGCGGGGCGCATGATATCTGGTCATATATTACGGGGGGTGCTCACGACATTTGGAGTTACATCACGGGGGGTGCTCACGACATTTGGAGTTACATCACTGGTGGCGCTCATGACATCTGGTCGACTTACATCACAGGCGGAGCGAAAACCCTTTGGGGGGACCTCATAACGGGTGGGAGTATTGACGTTCACTCGCTAATCACCGGAAGCATTACCATTGGCCCTGTGACTATTCCTGTGGCAACAGGCGGTGTTTTTGCTCCGAAGGTGCATGGTGTCGCTGCCGTCATTGCCGAAGCGGGAGAAGCTGAGATGGTAGTTCCTAAGCACCGATGGGGTGAAGACTGGGGCAGCCTCATTAATACATTGCCGCACTTTGGGTCAGGTGCCATTGTTGGATCGGGCGGTTCTAGTGGTTCATTCTCGTCCACACTTGTAGACACACTCATTAAAGCCTTATCGGGACTAACATCGGGTGCGCCGACATATCAGGTGAGCATCGTCAGTGATAACGAGAATATAAAGCGCGAGGTATTCGCAGCGATTCGCGAGCTTGAGCAATACCACCACTTAGCGGGGCAATAAAATGGAAACTTGGATACTCAAAACTGCAGATGGGGAAAGTTACAACTTACAAGTTGCGCCGACCGATGACCCAACTTGCTACGATGGCATTTATAACCTTATGGACGGAGTTACCGGCCATCACGGGATGCCTGTTACGCTCACGAGCGACCAAGTTCCGAATATTGCAGGCGCAGAGTTAGCTCAGGTCCAATACGGCATCAGAGAGGTTTATCTTCCGCTTTATATCCGAGGCAATTCGCCAGCGGACTTTCATCATAACCTCTCAAAACTGCGTAGATCGCTCAATCCAAATAACGATGTACAGCTTTGGGTAACAAACGAAGAGGGACAAACCAGGGTGTTGTATTGCAGGTATTCAAAGGGCTTTGATACATTCGCCGATGACTCAAATAGGCAACTCTCCTGGGGCTTTGTGCCACTATATGTTGACGCTCTTGATCCCTACTGGTATGATCCGCCAGGCTCAGAGATTGAAAAGAACTTCTCCAGCGATCCGTGGACCGCTAATTTCTTCACGCTCACTGAGCTAATGGCAGTCGCACAGGATGCAAGCGAAGGCGACACGCAGATTGTCGTTGATAATACCATCAACTGTGCGGTAGGTGCCAAACTTGAGATTCGCGCAGCCAAGTTTGTTCTAGGGACTGAGGGGGCTGAGCCCGAGTTCTCGGAAGAAGTGAAAGAATCGCTTAAAGCCACAGAATCCATCGTGCAAAACACTTCGATAAGCATCAATACCGACAATTCAAATCCGCAAGTCAACCAGATAGTTCACGTTTCTGGAACAGCCGTTTCAGTGAGCGGCACGAATGTTTCAAACTCTGTATGCGAGGTTAGTATGACCACTTCCAACGGAGTGACGACTACGCATACCGTTATAACAAACGCGAACGGCAATTATAACTTCACATGGATTCCTGACATCGAGGACGTATTCTCGTTCATAGTGAAACTTCTAGCCGATGAAGTAAATTTCCACACATCCACTTCTCCAACGTTGCCGATCACAGTCGGAACTACCGCCGCAACGACACTAACATTAGCGGTTTCTCCTAGTAATCCAGCGGTTAATAGTACATTCACGTTATCCGGCACGCTTAAAGCAAAAAATGTAGGAGTCATAGGGCAAAAGATTGCGCTACAAAGGTCTACACCGATGGGAATGTCGAATATGGGGAGTGCAACGACAGACAAAAATGGTGCTTATTCAATAACCGTCCGGGAACCGCATGTTGGATGGGTTTCTTATACAGCAAGTTACGCAGGAGATACTGTTACCACTATAACAAAACAAGACCCGTCGCTATCATCGTGGCTTACGTGGCTGTTCGAAAAGATATTCGGTGCGCTCGAAGGCAACGTTAAATACGGATCGTTTGCGGCTTCTAAGGCCTCTCTTGTAGTGGCGATTGGAACGTTTACATATCCTATTAATTATATGGCTGGCTTACCGCCGAGCATGATTAACGACGGTGAGATACAATACTTCGGTTACAACGGTTTTATGGGTATCATCTGCATTGCCGAGGCAACTAGCGATAACTATTCAACTGAATATCACATTATCCACGATACCCACGCGGCCAACCCAAATTACGGGAATAATATGTGGGCCGCGATTGATATCTCCGTTGTCACGAACGACCACACAAAGCCGCTCTCTACGTGGCACGATTGGCTCGTCTCACTCTATAACGCCGGATGGCGCTATGTTATGGGCGGCAACTCAGGTGATAGGGTGGGTGATCCAGCATACCTTAACTCGCTTGGGCTCAAATATATCAATGATAATGCTACACCGTGGCCAGGGACGACGACAAACCCCGACACATCTGGCACAGGCGTTTATCATAACAACTTTGATCTCTACCAATCAGCGTCGCTTCCCTATGTGCAAGCGTGGACTACGGCGGCGTATCTATCATCTCCAAGCGTCAAGAGCGGGATACTTGCGTATGTTCGGCCAGACGATTCAAAGGGCATTAACGAGATGCTTACTAACTCTTTGAATGGAACCTCACCGACGTATAAAGACGTCTTTGATTGGAGTTACATCAACTACGTAGGGATGACAAGTTTTGTCGTGTGGTTCCGACCTAAGTATAACGCAGTAACCGCGCGGGATAGTGAACCCGAGCAGATTAGTCTTTATAAGTCGCTCAATTTTGATACCATAATATCTGAGATTGCAGGATACTACCCCGGAACGCATCTCTTAGACGGGACTACCTATACGTGGACGCAACCGACACATAAAGCGGTTAGTCTTACAATGAACTACACTACGAGTCCCGCAGGGACGTGTGAGTTTACAGGCACATTGACAGAACTGATTACCGGCGCAGCGCTCACGGGAGCAACCATCAGCCTGTGGGAAGACGTATCCGGCACGTGGACGCAACGGGCTACAACTACTACTAACAGCGCAGGGAACTATGATATTCCGTTTACAAGCACCGTAGGCATTCACACATTTAGGGTCATGTACGCCGGAGATTCTACACATCTAGGATTCACCGCCCCGTCGGCATTCGGTGTTACGCTAAACCTTTGCGTCGTTGATACCCTACTGGTTAAAGAGGTGAACGAAATTTCTTCCGTGGATAGCCCAACTGTTCTGACATTGGCTAATCCGCTTGCTAATAATTACACGGTTGCGGGTGAAGCGTATGTCACGGAAGTTGACACTAATGACACGTTTTTGACGCCTACCGGGGCCACGCGAGACACGGCGGGAATTAATGATAACTGCAATATAGTGATCTTCTGGATGCGCGGTTGTCCCCCGTGCCTCACCGCAAAGGCGCAGCTTCACGCGCTGCAGGCAGAGTTTACCAATCTGGCGCTGACATTCGTTGAGATTCAGGATCACGATCCGAGTTACGATGGAACCGAACTGAGCATTGGCATGGACGCAGCTAAGGTTCTGTATCCAGAAGCGTATGCGTTTCACTGTGCATGTGGGCCACCTGTGCCACCGCCGTATGGGGCGATTGACGCCCTGAAAGGCGGTATGCCTGCCACGATTGCGATCTATCGCGGTGGAATCTTTGTTAAAGCGTTCTGTGGCGTCCATACTACGGGAGTTGACCCTGTTTCAGATGATGTGCTCGAGGACACTTGCGGACCGCCGATGACGTGGCGCCTCGGCCAGAACTTCATCGGGGCTCGCGTGGTCCTGCAAAACAATGGAGAAGATAAAACATTTCCTGTGTGGACAATTACAGGGCCGGGGTGCGTTCCAACACTCACGAATGTTACAACTGGCGACGTCTTTCAGCTTAACCACGATCTAGTAGCTGGCGAAGCAGTCGTTATAGACGCGACTGAGCAAGCGCATACCGTCGGTAGCACGCGGGCTGCGGACTTTATCGGAAGCGGCTATATGAAATCAGAAGTATGTCCCACCTGTCACGGAACCGGCGTTATCGCTGCATGCGCTACCTGCGGAGGCACCGAAGTATGCCCAACGTGCCACGGTTCGGGAAGTATAAGTGTATGGGTGCCAGCTTCGTCAGGAAGTACGACCGATGTGGGCGGGATGTATAACCTGCGCTTCGCAATGGACCCTGACGGGAATACGTTTTGGGGGTTCGTGCCGACAGCTAACGTTATCGAAGTTGAAATGGGCCTCGCTACGTATGGACAAAGTATGATTAACGTGCAGTTGATACAGCGATACGAGGGAATATAGTGCCAGGAAGTCCTCTAGTCGAAGCGGATAATGTCATAGTCTTACGTGACAAGGACTTGGAAGACGTAGACGAGATCACGCGGTTCACGCAATGGCTACATACGCTCAAGCTGAATGACGTCTCGAGTTGGCAGTTGGACATGCGGACTCAGGATTTTAACAGCTACGATATCGACGAGAACAGCGGCGTTAAGTTCTATCGAGATGGCGTCTTGCTGATCGACGGTCCAATTTCATCGCAGGGCATTAAGCAAACATTATCGGCAGGTGCGGAAACAACAACAATTATCGGCGGTTGTGACAACGCTTACCTTTCTGCGAGAATCTGTTACCCCGTCGTGACAGGTCCGATCTTCGATGTTGTGGCACAGAAATGGAAGTTTGGGGTTCTACGTTCGTGCGTGGGCATCTCAACGAGCGTCACTAAAGGCTGCCCTGCAGGTGAAGAATACGATGTACCGATCGTGGTTGCAGACGCCGAAGGCTTCATGGAGGGCAATACCGTTCAACTTGTCGGTCCGGACGGAACGGTGTATTCAAACTGGAATCAACTTAACAGTTCTTACGCAAGCGCTTCGATCGCCCTTTCAGGTGTAGACTTCAGCACCAATACCCTGACACTAGCGGTCCCGCAACAGTATCCAGCGATCCTTACGCCTGACATAGCGACGACTGGCGGCATGGTATACCAGACGAGTGGCGGCATCGTTGATGATCCAGCTTACACAGGCTACGACATAAGAACCGGCCCTGCTGATAAAGTAGCTAAGGAGCTGGTTTTCTTTAATGCAGGCATAGGAGCGTGCTCTGACCAGTTCGGCACCCGAGCAATCCCGTATCTAGCGGTTGCTGCGCCGACAGCAGTAGGCGGCGTCATTACCTCGAGTGCTCGCGGCGAGAATCTTTTGACGCAGGTTCAGGACGTATGCGCGAGCGGAAGTGTCAACTTCCAGACCACGCAGGTCGGCAATGAGCTGGTTTTTGACACGTTCATCGGCAACAACCTGGCACAAAACAACGATCTTATCTTCAGCGTCGAAAGTGGCAACCTGAAAGATTATACGCTCGCTAGTGGCCATCCTACTGCGAATATGATATGGGGCTGCGGGCCTGATACAGGTCCCGATAAGACAATGCTACCCAGTGGCGACATTGCTTCAATCGGCAGTTTCGGTCGATGGGAGTCGTGGATAAGTGCGGCTACGTCGAAAGCAACGGATTCCTCGGCGATTATCAATGCCAGCATGGTTCAAACGAACAACCTTGCACTCACACAATCGATCATAAACACATCTATGACGCTGACGATCCAAGAGACGGATCAGGTCAGGTATCCTCGAGACTTCCAGTTAGGGGATAAAGTGATTATTGTCGTAGGGAGCCGACAGGTAACTGAGATTATAACAGCTATCCAATACTCCGTTCCGACTTCCACGAGCGGCGGTGGTTCAGGGACAGCACTTTCAGCAGCTTTAGCCAAGCAACCCACTCAGGCGATGAAAACGCAGAAAGTGACTACAAAACAGATTCAACAGATGTTAATGGCGTAATTATGTTAAACGCAAGCGACGCGGATTATAAAAATGCAGTGGCTCAGAACCTCATCAACCACAGTGCAAGTATTAGTGATATTAATAGCACGCTGAACGACCAGGTACAGGTTAATGGGGACAGTGGCGTCCTTGAAACTCAGGCAGATCACGAAGAGCGTATAACCGTTCTTGAAGCGAAGGGGTTCAATCCTGCTGCTTGCACAGATGGCACTTCTCATTGGATTTTCGTTGTGGGAAGTGACCAAGCGTGCTGGTACAGATCGTATGCAGCCGGCATCTGGAGCGCATGGAACGGTAGCCTTGGCGGCCAGTTCAGTTCAGGACTGACTGCGTATTGTTACAATTCCGGCGCGAGCGGTGCTAAGACCTCGATTTGGGTGTATGGGCAGGGAATGTCGGGCGAACTCTGGCAGAGAATTTGGAGCGGCACCGCTTGGAGTGCAGCGTGGGTGGACTTGGGGGGAAATCTAGACTAAATGGCGAAACGGTTTGCGGCGCATTTCGGCAATCTTGATAACCTCAGTCAATTAGCCTCAATGGGGTTCAACGAAGCAGGACTTGTGTATCCGTGGGACGGCACCGGCGTTGCTGCCGGAACTGCGGCTGCAATACATCGTGCCGGAATCCCAACTGCAGTATTCAGTACTCTTAATGATGTGTCGACAGCCGTTACGCAACCTAACGCAGCGGGTGCACCGTATGCGGGATATTTCAGTGCATTGGCAAGTTCTGGATGGGACTGCATTGCAGGTGAAGGGTGCGGGGGCTCTGTGGTGGGCACAGCGGCGAACTATTGTACATACATTAACTATGGACTATTGGACATTACTTCAGCCTTATTTGGTGAACAAGTGAATATGTATGCGGCTCCTTGGAACCACCCTGTAGGGGGACATTGGGACTATATACAGACCTACGATGGACAGAATGGTTTAACTGTGCTCTCTACATTGGATTGCCTTTCAGCAGCGGTGACAGCGGGTGCGCGACATCTAGGCATCTTGATCCAGTATCCAAATCCGCTAGGATTTGCAGCTAATTATATGAACATTATTGACCAGGGCGGCTGTGATACTATATGTTTTTGGGGTGATTCTAATACCCTATCTTCTAGCTGTGTAGACTTGGCGCAAGAGTTGATTCAACATTACGGCGGCGCTTCAAAATAGATAAAGAGAATACAATGTCACAATATATCCATTACACTTTTGCTAATAACTCTTCCGGCATCACAAATTTTGGCACCGGCGGTAGTACTTATAACGGATCTGCAGTACGAAATCAATACGCCCTAAATTCAGTTGGGCATCCGGTATGGGGTCCACTAGATGCAAATACTGATGGAATACGAGTTTATGGTGGCCTTAGTAATCCGTACCAACACACCTGGCAAGTTGGATTGAATGTTAATCAGTGGTGGCCGATGGCAGGTATAACTGATTACCAAAATGGAAATGATGGAAAATTATTTGCCGCCGGTGGAAACAATTTGTACGCATATTTCCATGGTGTAGGTAGCGGTTCCGGCTATGCAAGTACCTATAATTTTACTGTCGAAGGTACATTAAGCGCAAGTTGTCAGTTATGGGTGGGCACCGGGAATTCTGCGCCTGTTAATATGGGGGCTCCCTCCGTTGGAAGTGAGGGTAGGACATATTATGTATGGCCAAATTGGGACGTGCAGCTTCATACAAATTATTACCTTCAGCTTGTTATAAACGGTAGCGGGATGGGCCTTGGTTCAGCCTACTCTATAGGTAACTGTATTGATACTGGTTCTCCTTGCGCTGATGACGCTGTGACTGGATTCCCATGTGGATGTTATTTTTATTCTTGGAGAGAAGATAATACAGCGTTAAACCTTTCTGGTGGTGGTAATTGGAAAGATGACCTTCCGTTGTGGGCGGGAGGGGCAGTACCTACAGCATCAGCATCCGGTTCTACCGCCGCCAAAGCTGCAGTGCCACAGGTTCAATGTCCCTGTAAACACTTATGGATCGGCTTCACCGGCGTCTCAGGCAGTAGCACCTCGCAGCATATTGAGTTTAAGGTTCAAATCTCTGGTATTGCTGGATGGGTAGATAATTCTGAACATTGGATTGCCGATAGACCTTACACCGGACAGCTTGAGATATGGACGCGCAACCCCGCAGGGAAGAGTTGGTCATTGGGGAAGATATGGCCAGAGAAAGATGGAAGTTTCTCCTTTTTTGTGGGCAGTGATACAGCCGAGAAAAGAGCGTATAATGTTTGTTTCGTGAACCCCGGATCAGCCGGGCCTGCCCCTCCATCGGAAGCCATTACAGCCGCCAGCGGTGGCCCTACACCACCTAATGCCGCGCCCATAATTGCACCAGGGACACACGCAGCAGCAGTGCTGAACGACGGTTTACATACAATAGATGTTTTTGGTTGTAACGGAACGCAGCCATCAGCACTCACTCACAACACATTCGACGGGACGTCGTGGTCTGGCTGGATACTTCCGGGTGGGGACGGAACCTTCAACTATTCCCCTTGCGCAGTTTCCCGGACGCCCGAGTATGTCTCTGTGTATGTGGTGGGAACAAACGGTGCCGTGTACGAAACCACATATGAGGGTAGCAACTATGTGGCGTGGACCAATCTCGGCGGTCAGACGGCGCATGGTCCTGCATGTTGTTCAATGGCCCCCTTAAGGAATGATATATTTGTTACCGGCACTAACGGCGCCGTGTTCCAAAAATACTACAACGATGGCGTCTGGTCACAGTGGCTTACTCTCGGCGGCAAAGCAAATTCCGGACCAGGAGCGTGCAGTTATGCAGCTAACCAGCTTGCAGTATTTGTGCAAGGCACCGATGGCTATACATGGTGGAGATATTGGAGCGGGACCGCTTGGAGTGCGTGGCATTCGCTTGGAGGTCCGAAAGTAGAATCAACGAACCACCCTGCCGCGTGTGGGTATAATGGCAAGATTTATCTGTTTATCACGACTAGCAACAATAAGGTAGCATACAGAGAATACAACGGAGCTTTTTGGAACTCGTGGGTAACTGACAACACAACTATAGTCAGTTCTCCGGAGGTACAAATTACTGCAGATGGTTCCACGGTTCATTATTTTGCCCGTGGCAACGACCGAGCGATATGGCATAGAAGCTTTGGCACCGCTTCTGAAAAATGGTCTGATTGGGAATCGCTTGGCGGGAACTTCCCGTAACTAAAAGGTGAAAGAAAAATGGCACAAGCTTGTACACCAACGATAATCACTTTGTCAGGATGTCCGCATTGCGCTAACCTTGAAACGATGCTCAATAATGCGGACATTAAATACAACAATACTGAATCGGGCAGTTGCGCGTGTTACCCCTGCGCGGTCTTATGCGACGGATCGCAAGTCTCGAGCTGCGGCGGTGGCGCAGAGAACGATGTCTTTGCAGCGATTCAGAAATCGGTAGCATCCACCACTAAAGCGGCCACGCCAACCGCGCCAGCTGCGACACCAAAAGCGACGCCTGCTGCGAGCGCCTCTGCCGCCGCTTCTCCGGCTTGGAAGACTACCAAGTGGGCGAACGAATTAAGTGTCGATTGGGGCGCCAAAAATCCATTGCCGACAATCGCACAGACGCCTGCCGGCTATGAACCTCCGGATGTGTCACTGACGGCGGTATTGCCGTTGCCTCCGACTCAGGCTGACGGCTTGACAATCGCGCTTCGAGATCATAAAAAAATGCCTATCGCTAGAAAAGTTGCTTAAAATAAAGGAGTAAAAATGACTGAATCAAGCTATCCATTTTCGACACAACCAGGAAATACGATGACTGAGAACCAGTGGGCTCAGTTATTCAGGTACCTGATGGGAACCGGCGTTATGTCGGTGAGCTTCAATGACTCGCTTAACCAACTCGAAGTGACCGGCGATCCGGCACAGCCGTTGACAATCAATATGGACACCGGAGCCGCCTATATTCAAGGCCACGGCTACATCAATGATACGATCAAATCGTTCGGACCGCCGGACATCGCCCCTAATACTTCTGCTGGAACCAGAGCCGATCTGTTAGTCCTTGAATGTAAATGGGGGTTGAACGGCGGTATTACCTCGAAGATTCTACCAGGGACTAACGGAGCCGCGTATCCGTCTGGCAGCAAACTCTCCGGTCCAATGCCACAGTCGCTCACGCAGACGTATGGTGTGCGATGGCAGATTCCTATCTGTCAGATCAATGTGACGCAAGGGCTGTCGATGGTCACGAACGTCAATCTTATTGACCAGCGCAAGTTCGTGGCAACCGGTGGCGCTCAGGCTTATGCGGTAATAGTCGCTATGCCAAACGCGAGTCCCAAGATGCGACAAAATGCGGACTTCCAAATTCCAACGACTGCCGGCTACGCTGACGCAGAGGAGATCATAAATGAAGCGTTCGATGCGCTGCCTCTCTGCGGCGGAACGGTAATGCTCAGCGAAGGTGACTGCGTTATAGATAGTAGCATCACCCCTCCTAGTGGCACGATTTTTGCAGGTTGCGGCGACCAGACAACGATCACGATGGGGATCGGTGCCGACGACGTTCCTATGGTCGATATAGGGGCATCGACGGATATCGTGGTGCATGATATGTTACTCAATGGCGGTGGTGCAGGTTACACTTTAGGAACAGGCAATACTAACGTGTGGCCGTCGCCTACTGGACAACACGGAATTCACGCAACGGGGGGTAATGTGCTCGTTTACGATATGACCATAACCGGAGCCAAAGGCGGGGGGATTTTCTTTGAGGAGCCCGCGGGGTATAACTCAAACCAGATTATTCGGAATAGTCTTATCGAGTTGTGTTACGCCTGTGGCATTGCCTTTAGCGGTAATTATGGGTTTATAAAAGATAACCAGATTAGCACCGTAGGGGGTGAAGGACTTTATGTCAGCGCTCCGGCAGGATCGCACTGCGACGCTAACAAAGTGGCAGGAAATATAATTACCGGCTCGGCGGGGGACGGCTTGAAATTGGTCGGCAATACGGCCGGATGTAATATGCTGTACAATATGCTCACGAATAACGAGATTGCCCAATGTGGTCTTCAGGCGAATAGCCTGTATTCAGGCATCTCGTTATGGGGCGCTTCCGGAGCTACCCATGACCACACCACGTTAATAGGAAATGTCGTATGGACTGCAGCAGCGCCCAACACATTGTATGGGTTGTTGATTAACTCCTCAACTGTCACCAGTACTCGTGCAATTGCCAATGACTTCCTTGATTCAGGCACAGGAGCTAACATTCAGCTTGAGGGGGGCGCAACATATTCAGGAGTCGGACTTAACCTGATCTAAATAAAATGCAATGCCAGCGGAGTAATAAATGAAACTGAGTGAAATTTTCGGTTGGGATGGTGCGTTACATATAGCTCAGTTAGTTAGCAAATTTGGAGTTTCTGATGGGCACATCCATAATATCCTTGCGAGGCGCGTTTGGCCATAGGAGACCGGTGCGGTGCCCCGTGGAATTTATATACATAAAAAGGGTATTCGCCATCCCCACAAAGGCAGTCATGCAGCTAGACCAGGTGCTCGAGGAGCGCGACCGAAAGCGCACCACCCCCATAAAAGTTACGTTCATAAGACAGGCTATCACATCCACAGAACGGCGCCATACAAGAAGGGAATTAAACACAAGGCCTACAAGCATAAGACAGGCTACAAAATCAAGCGTGTAGCAGCTTATAGAAAAGGATACCACTTGAAGCATAAAAGAGTTGGGAGGTGAACGAACGGATGGACACTGAAAAGAAAGAACTCATTGAAAAGATCGAAGCGCGGATGCGAACTCGGCGGGAAACTGCAGAAGAGGCCGCTAAAATCCGACTTGGAGAAGCAGAGGCAGCGGCTAATGCACTGATGGAAGTTGCGGCAGAAGAAGCCCGAAGTCTCATATCGGAAGCGGCGCTTCGAGCAAGAGACTTGCTCTCTGTAGCCGTAACGAAAGCGAGAGACTTGATCCAAAAGGAGCAGGAATCCGCACGCGAAATGATTGACGCAGCTGCAGAGGAAGACCGACTTGCTGAGGAACAGTTACAGAACTTATGACCCAAGCAACTAAAGCAGCCGACGCGATTAAGAAACTTGACGACTCAGCGTTAGTGGCCCAAGAGCGCATACAAGCGGCAGCCGAGAAAGCGCAGAAGATGATTGACGATGCGTGTAATGCGGCTACCAAGGCGTTAGAAGACTCGTCGCGAATACCGGATAAAAGGAACATAGACGGCAGCTACCAGTGGGATCGCGGAGATCGGTACAGACGCGGCTCTGATGAACGAATACAACGATTAGAAGATAAGATCGAAGGGGTAAACAAAGGATTGGGCGACAAAATCAACGGAGTAAACAAAGCTGAGGGATTACTGGAAGTTGGACAAGCGACACGTGCGGAACAGATTAGCGGTTTGGTCGCCGATGTTGGCGTGGTATCCAAGGAGTGTGAGCAACTACGCACAGACTTCGATACTATGGAAAAAGAAGTAACCTCTCGCATGACGACTATGCGCGAGCTTATGGTGGAAGTTAAAGATGCATGCGTCCTTAAGATTGACGCACTTAAAGATGATACACGAAAAGACAAGATCAAAACTCAGCAGTACGTCATCGGAATCGTCGTCGGATTCATCGTTACAGTTGTATTAGCGCTCCTATTCACAACTGTACATATACATTAGGAGGTGATAAAAATGGCACTTAGAGTCGATCCAAATCCATCATTGAGCCCTCTTGCTGTAGCGATCTTAATTATCGGTATGGTAATAGGGATCGTGAACCAAGTCGGTAGCTTCATCCAACTGACTGCGACGGAAGCTGGCGCCCTCGGCATAATCGTAGTGATCCTCACGGCATTAGCAACGTTGCTCACGACGATAGAAGACGAACAACCAGTGGTAGACTACTAATAGTCTACTCTTTTTTCTTTATTATGTACAAACCCTGCAAACCCGTCTCGTCTTGCCCTATAGAAGCAATCAAGTGCTTCAGGATCAATATCAAACTGGCAAGAATCAAGCAAGCGATGGTCGGCCACGAACTAGCTAAGAACGTGCAAGACTGCAGCGAAACCAAGTTCACTTCTGAATACGAACATCTTCTTTACCAGCCTTATAAAGATCACAATCATCAGTTAGTTATTACAATCATTGATGATCTCGCTGAGATCAGTCCGAAGATAGACGACGTTTATCACGCTCGACCGCGCAACTGCTTACGCAGGCGCTATCACAGCATCAAGGACGTTCTCTGTGAAGACTGGCGAGCGCAGTCGTATTACCATTCAATCAAACGGTGAGACTCGGCGCGGTTCTATTTTCCTTACTGCCTGAATGGTTCTGCAAGTATTGTCCGGTGTTGAACCGGCTCGCGCCGTGTCACTCACTTAAGATTGTGCCAACTCTTTCAAACTTTTCTTCGGGTCGTAGCTCGGCACGTGCCGGTCGTCGTAGTCTCGAATATGTTCGTGTACGTGCCTCGCGTAAATTGCGTGGCCAATGAAGTCAATCTCGGGTCCAACGATTAGATAATTATAGCAATCATCGCACATCATCCCTACTGAGGTGCTCTCGTCTTTGCTGCGCTTGATTAGCTCGTTCTTATGTTGACCGTCAGCGAAAGTCCCGTGACACCATTGGCATTTTTTAACGCCGCCGCGATACTCGTAGCCGGGCGTTAGTAGGTCTAAACAAGTCTTAACTGGTTTCACATCCATTTGTTTCATCTATTTTCCCACCCCTAAGAAAGAAAGTAGAGCGCAAGAACGGGCTCCCGACCGCCTCACGCCTTTTAAATTAGTTCAAGTTCAATGCTACTGCGGCCCACGCGGTTGTCCACACACCGCTGACATACTTCTTTTCGTATATCGTGTGGTTTGTGCCTTCAACATCAACAGTCAACACGCCGTTGACGTATGCTGCGCTTGGGACTGAGCCTACAAGAGCTGTGCCACCAAGGGATACCCACGCATTCGCATTGCGCTTCCACCAGATAGCCCCGTTGCTTCCAACTGCAAAGACGTCAACATTGGTGCCGTCTGTGCATGATGCTGGCGCACCGAGAACTACCCCGCCGAGGGACTTCCATGCAGCTGCGTGCTGTTGCCACACTGCTTTGTCTGAACCCGTTACAAACCGATCACCACTTGCCATAAGCATTGGCGATGAATTTGCAGTTACGTGCGTCACCGGAGGAGGAGTCGGATTGATCTGACTCTCCGTAGCAATTACCCAACTGTCACTTGCATAGTTCTGGATATACGGTCTAGGGATCAAGCCGAATCCCCCACTGAACTTGCCGTATCCTTTGCCCCAACCTGTCCCCCACGAATTTAGGGTGATGTAATAGTCGCTGGCGGTGAATCCAGTGACGCCGCAGAGTGCATTGCAGTGACCACCGATTGACGCCCCTGACGGCATCTCAATGATTCCGTCGCTGCCTACGTCTTCGTATTGTTGGTAGACTGGCATTCCGTAAACCACCGGAAGGCCTGTCACACAGAGGCAGTTGTCTATGTTCGCAATCATCTGCGTGGTGCTCGAGCCATCAAGCAAATAGTAGCTCACGGTCTCAGATTTCACCGCATCCGCGACCGCTTTCGCTGGTGGAGTGTCATCAAACTGGCTTATATTGTAAGCCCAATCAGTTTCAGGTGCCACGCCGTCCTGAACAGTCGCGTGGATACCATCTCTGATATTACACCCATTGTCGCCAGGGAAGTCACCGCCTATGATCCTCGCATCACGATAGACAAGCAGCCTGCAGCCTAACACGGGTGCTAACTTTGCCTTCATCTGACACGCTTCAAATCCTGACGTGGTTCCGTGAGCAACGCACGCACCTAATTGGCCTTGATTCTTGACTGTGCTGACCAAGTTAGTTAGGTCTGTAGGCTGTAACGCTTCAGCCATCATTAGTCTCACGTGATCTTCGTATCTATAATCACGGTGATCTTTTAATTGGGGCTTCCACCCCAGGCCGTGACCTTTCTTAGTTTTAGTTATCATCTATCCTCCTTACCAGAATCATAAACAAGCTTTGAAAAATTGACTTGGGCCTCCCCGTGAAATGGCCCGTGGAACACACTGCTAAATGTTGATATCTTTGGTTCCGGCGCGGGTGCTCCCTCCTCCGCGTCTTTCACCATCCGGTCAACGCGCTCTCGTTGCAGATGTAGTTCAGCGCAGACGATTTTTAACCGTATGCGTGTGCGCGTCGGATCAATCCCATTACGCAAATCCGCCAGGACTGATTCAAGTTCATCCGCTAGTTTTTCAAATGCGAAACATTCTGTATTTAGTTCATCCTTGAGACTCATTTCTTTTTGGCTCCTTTCTTAGCTTTTGTTGGTGGTGCAAGGATTTCCCTCATAGCCTCACAGACCGGCTCAAAAGCACAATCATTCACTGTGCATTCGCACGATTGCATCAGTCCTAGTAACTGACGTTGAACACAAAATGCTGGACCTGTCATTTGTTCACCTCCTCTTCTCTACATTAATTTGCATCATAAGAATACCTCATTCAAATTTTGCATACCGTCCCCATTCTCAACCAGCTCACGTGCGGCAACCTCATCCTTATTCACTGGTCTGGGCAGCTCCGATGGATCGAACATTCTAAACGAGGGCTGTCCGCGAGCATAAAGTTCATCCAGATCATGCCACTTTATTACATAGACCTTATTTTTAGGCCGCTTGTGGACTTGGATTGCCAAAAAACCACGTCGTCCGGAGAGCTGTAGATACTCATTAATGCGCTCGAACTGATTATGTGGAAACATCTTCGCGAAGTTGTATCGCTTCGCAGGCACGCGGCTCTTACACTCTATCGCTATATGCCAACTTGGATACGGTGAGTCAACGGTGATGTCACAGCCGATAAAATTGGGGACGTTCTGATATTCACGTCTCACGTACGCGGGGATACGATACTCCACGCAAAAGTCAATCAGCGCCGACCTAATGAACGCTTCAAACGGATATCCTTTCTTTGCTATCAGATCAGCCCCTATATCGCTCGTTATGGATAATACGTAATATTGTGGCTTTGCTTACCCTATACTCCTTAGCGAGTTGGGGCGTCCCGACAACCCATTTCTTGTAGCGCTTCCGAATCTCGCCAATTTGCGCCATCGTGAGTTTCGCAAGGACGCTTTGCTCGCCTCGTGGCATGCGGCCTTTTTTGACCGCATCCTGAGTGTTGTCTTTATGCGTTCCTAGAAAAAGATGATCTGGACGGATACAAGCGCGGTTATCGCAACGGTGGCAAACACACACCCCTTTTGGTATCGGTCCGAAGTGCCGTTCGTATGCCAAGCGGTGCGCGTAAACCAAGTTTTTCTCGCCACGTTCGTATCGCACCGGATCATGCTGGTAGCCATAACCGTTGGGCATGATGTAACCCTTAAAGTTCTCGCAAGGCGTATCTACCTTTTTATCGCAACCTTCTGTTTTGGCCATGCACCCCTCATCTGATTGTCGCCCACTAAGTTCGAGCCGTAGAAGTAATAAACGTAGCGGATGTTAAGCTCATTGAACTTATACATCCGCGAAATTTCATGTTTTTTCCAGAGATCGGCGACGTTGCGCTGGACCGTTCCTTTAGCTAAGCCAGTAGCGTGGGCCAGCTCTTCTAAGGTCATGCCACGGCCCGATTCTCTGAGCAAATTCCTAACATCATCCATCGCCATTTTGCCTTTATGTTCTGTTTTTTACACCCTGCACGCTGCACAACCGAGCCATAACGGGGCTGAAGCCATAATCGCTAGAACGGCGACTGTGACACTACAATAAATTCCCGTAAAGGCATGGTCGAGCCGCGAAACTTTATAACGGAGCCACGGATGGCGCCATTGCAGTTTGCGGGGCGGTATAAACGATAACCTTGTAACACCTCCTATTGTCTTGATAACTTTAAAATACCTTTGCCGTTGTCTTCAACCTTAATTTTCTTTGCATTGCGTTCAGCTTCTTCTTTTGCATCAACGATTTGCACAAGTGGCGGCTCGCATCCATCGCGTCTGCCAATCTCCTCGGCTTCATCGAGCTGTTCTTGCAGCTCTTCGTCTACAAGGGTAAGTGTGTGACACGCTTCGCACCGCACAAGCTTCTTGCCGAAAAACTCTTCCCTAATCTCCTCGTCAGGTTCCTGTTCAGTAATTATAACTATTGGCGCTTCAGCACCACATACGCAAATTACATTAGTCATCTTTCTTCCTCCCGAATAAGGGTTTACCTTCCTTCAGCGTCGCCACAAATTTAAGGTCTTTCATCCATTCGTTCATGTGGATAAAGAACCCATTACGAAAAGCTTGATCAAGTTGAACCTCTACGACTCCTTCCCCCCGAGATACGAATACTAGGTAATCTGTCAGGTGTTCTTTTACCCACGATTCAGCCTCTTCTCTCGCAGCCGGTATTTCGATTTCCATTTCCTGCCTCCTAATTTTGACCTAGAACTGCGTCCTTGTTCTCCACTGCTGCTTCCGCATCGACCATCTTAATGTTCATCTGTGGTGGCACTTGCGCGAGCTCCATTATTGGTAGCTTATCTACAAGTTTCTTTTCCCACCGCCATCGTCTCATAAACTCCCCAAGATTAATCTGATATATTACCATCGCAAGCGCTTTGAATTGCTGCTCGTTTTGCGGCTGAGGGAGGTTGAGTGTTATTGGTTTATATACTGCCGGGATGCCGTCGGACTTCTGCTTCTTTGATGACACGTATTACCTCCCTTATTACCTCCTCACCTATCCGGTCAGGATCATTGAGTAATCCTAAACGGTTCACGTATTCTTCAAGCGATGTGAGCGCACCTTTCAGTTCTCGAACTTCACCTTCGACCTCTTTCAAACGCTTATTCACTAACTCTTCAAGTGTGGGTGCTTTCTTTCTCTGATATGAATCTTCCTCTCGCGTTTAATCTCCCCCTAGGTTCCACATGCCTAACAGCGGATTTGTTTGCTTATGTATTATGTCTTGCTTTGTAATACAAAAAGGACAGAGGAGACTTGGGTTGTCTCCTCCGAGCGAACTGTGCACTAGAAGCATTGGCCGTCCACAGTTCCGACACGGTACCGGCGTGTTGATGTTGGGTTCACCCCATTACGGTTGCGTCCCTCTTCCAATTACTCCACACAGCATTCACCATTGACTTGACCCATACATTGCCGTCGCTCCCGATAACATAGACGTTTAGGCTGTTGTCGTTCACTGCAATGATCCCTAATGGAGTATTTGCAGCTACAACGCCGCCAAGGTCTTTCCAGTCGAGCCATTGAGTGCCGTTCCATTCCTTCAGGTAACAGCCACCGTTTGAACCGCGTGCAACGACGTCTATGATCTTGCCGGCCCGCGTGATGCAAGCAGGTGCCGACGTAAGAACGCCGCCTAGCGACTGCCAGTTAGCCGCGCCTATCGCTGGATAGTTGTGCCACAGTGTGCTATCGGTCCCTTTAACAAACTCGTCGATGCGACCAGGAACCATAGAACAGCTCACTGGAACCGATGCAAACATTTTCTTTGTTACCGGAGGGGGTGGCGCAGGTCCAATGCCGTTAGGTGGGTGGTTCTTCTGCAAGTTAGCGACTATTGAATCGAAGCCGCAGGCCTGATTCTGCGCTCTGCTTGACGCTGTTCCACCCCAAACGTCGAACCGCGTTACTGAGCATCCTAATGCTATGAGCGAATCAATTATTGACTCGTAGCTAGGTTGCGCTCCGTTGATGCTGTTCTGAAGGATATCGTTGTCGCCTTTGAATTTCTTGTTCGGCGCATTTGCGTAATTCGGCGCGTCTTTCGAGAAGTAGCATTTTGAATGTTCCGCTGCGTCACGCCAAGCACCGGCTAGAACGCCGTTCGCTTTGCCTTTAGTAGCGTTTGCGCCCTGCGTGATGTAACCAACCTCGGAAGGATAGTAACACTCCCAGAGATTCATCACGGTTCCAACATCGGAATAGATGTTCTGCCACAAGCCACACTGGTCGCAGTTGTAGTTGATGTAGCCGAGTCCTAGCCCCTTAATGAAGCTCGGATCACCGGCTCTGCCACCTTCTGAGCTGAGTGTCGGCCAGCCTGCCGCCTTGCAGGATTGCAGGAAGCTCGTAAAGTTGCCAATAGGCGATTGAATCTGACCGCCTGCCCAGATATCCATCTCGATATCGAGCACCGGCTTGACTCCAAGACCCTTGAGATACGCGAGCTGACTCGCGTAATTGTTACCTGCCCCGCCGGTTGAAACCAACTCGACGGTATTTATGTGCCAGTCCTTAATGTATTGCGGGACTTCCCCGATGCTTCCTGCCGTTACTGAGACACTATAGTCTAAACTGACTCCCATTGGATCACTCTCCTATGTCGTCTGCTAGAACTGTTACTCGCCTTCCAGCAGTCATTCTATCGACGGCCTTTGTTGCTTCGTCGTTCATTAGCGTTAGCATCCACGCCTGAAATTTCGTGAGGGCTGCTTTGCTAACCTTATGTGCGCCTGCGTCTTTTAGCGCACTTCTAAACATAGATTCGCTTATCATCTTTGATCTCACCTCCTTTATTTGCTAATTCAGTACCGTAAGACATTCCTCTTCTCGACAGAGCACGACAAGATTCGCAAAGTGTTCTAGGGCGTCCTCGGTGATTGTTCCGGTACGCCCCGGCTCCGTGCGTCCAGTTTGTGCGAACAAACATTTGCCCACACGGACACTGAACCAGTTCCGTCTCTTGCGGATGTGTGCGCCCCGTCATACCTACTCCGTATGCACCCTGTATAAGTGGCCGTCAAGGAAGAAGCTTAGTTCAATCTTCCCGACGCTCGCGTTGATGTCCACTGCTTTTTCTTTGAACTCCATTACGAGCCCCTCTGCGAGTATCCGCATAAGCGCCGGTGTGCGCTCTTTCTCCGGCAGCTCCCTTGCGAAATGAAAGACGCCTTTGTCGTCAGCCACTACGGCGTTGTCTAAGTTGTGGGAGTTATAACAATCACCGGAATACATCACTTACCTGCCGGTTCAAACTGTCGCGAGCTACGCAACCAGTCTTTGACTGTTGGATATTCATTTCCAGTAGTAGCACTGACTTTGTTCTTGACCACGATCTGCAGGTGCCGTCCAACTAAATCATCACTTTCGATGTCCAGTGGAGGGTTCGCACCAAAGATCGCGGTCAACAACGCCGTCAACTGACTCTTCTTATGGCGGCTCATTGAAGTCCTGCCTTCGAGGGCCACACCGTCTACAGTGACATAGAGAACGTGCATGAAGCACGCTTGCATCGGCTCGCCAGTTGCAGGGTCCGTATGGAAGTTATCAGGTTCTATAGCTTGCCACGCCCTGTCAATCTTTACCTCATACATACCCTCTTCCCAGAACGACTTGCGAGGTACTGGCTTGAGGCTGAATGTCTGATGCTCAGGAAAACCCTCTTCGTCAGCCTCCATTCGCTGCGCGGGTGTTGCCTGCGCCGGCTGCGATCGTACAACCGTTTCGTTGCGGTAAGGCTTCTGGACTGGCGCTTCTGCGCGAATCTCTTCGGGCTCTATCACGCGCTTGTCTGGCTGTGGCTTGCCGTGAGATATTTTGAAGCCGTTCGTTGTTGCTTCGCGTTCTTCGTCTTCAGATGGAACAAATTCTTCTTGATTCTTCATATTTCAAATACTCTTCTTCGGTTTTAGCGCCTTTAGAGAAATTGCAGGCTGAGCATGCAAGTGCGATGTTGCTTATCTCGTTCGAACCACCTCTTGCGAGGGGTGTTTTATGATCTACGTGGATGTCTCGATCGAACGAGGCGTAAAGTAACCGCCCGCAATAGTAACACCTTCCTTCCTGTGCTTCAAATCTCTCACTCAATTCATCGGCAGTAAATGCACCGCCGTTCCCTAATAATCGCGCTCGGCGCTTATGGTGTTTCACTCTCACTTTTTCTGGGTTCGCCTTGTCCCATTCTCGCCACCATTGCTGGTAACGTGCATGGTTTTGCTGGCGGTATTGTTTTTCTTGCTCAGCGATTTTCTGCTTGTTCTCTGCTCGATACTTCTGCATATATGATTTTACATACTCTTTGTTCGTTAAACGCCACTTCAAGGCGTAGTCTTTGACATGCTGACAGTTATCAGCACGCCACTTTTGCAGATATTCCGCAGACGAATGCGCTGGCATCTTCAGTTCAACCTTTCATTTACTTTTGCCATTTTCTTCTATTCCTTCATTTTGTTTCCCGTAGGAAATAGCAGAGTGAAAGGTTATGGCGACGGCCTCGAACCTTTGGAGATGATTCGTGAGGTAAGTTACCTGCTAGGGAATAACTAACCGTCGTTTCCATCTCTCACTCTACCAACGAGTGCTTCCAAGTGCGTTCTCTTACTATTAAAGAAATCGTAGAGATTGACACTTCGTATTCTTCCGCTATTTCTGTTTGAGTTGCGCCCATATCATAGAAGAACCGGATGTGGTTCACTTCTCTTTGGGTTAGCTTTGCGGTTCCGCTTTGTTCGGCGGTCGGGCCTTTGGCATTGAAGCGGCCCTTCTTGATGCAATCCTGCATGTTATCTTTTTGTGTTCCCACAAATAGATGATCCGGATTCACGCAAGCCGGCGTATCGCAGCGATGCAAAACAAACAAGCCGTTCGGAATCTCACCGTTAACTAGCTTATACATAATTCGATGCACCCGTTCCTCGTGGCCATTCCGGCTCATTTTTCCGTAGCCATGGTCATCCTTAACGCCGTTCCAAAGCCAGCAAGACCCCCTATGGCCGCTTACTTCGATCTGTGAGAAAAGTCTTGGCTCTAATGGTTGGATCGCTCCCATCATGAATCACCGCCGTCAACGCTTCAAACTTCTTTTGTTCCTGTAGATATACCCTTCTAACAGCGGGTTTACCCTTCACCCGAACGGTGTAGATATGGCCCATTGCTTCCAGTGAGTTGATCCGATACCGTATGAACTGCTCATTACAGACTATGCCAAGCACATTTCCCTCTGCTTCAAGATTAACACAGCGGTAGACATCCATCATTGACAGCCCTTCGCTCTGTTTGATACATCGGAGTATCCACTTATCAACAGCATCGAGCTTGCGCCGGAGACCTTTAAGCACCTGGCCATTAACTATCCGACTGATTGTCTTCTGGGAAACGCCATACTCGCGTCCAAGCGCCGGCTGATTCTTTTCATGCTCTCGATACTTCCGTTGTATCTCTTCTCTTTGGAACTTTGTAAGCTTGGCCATAGTTGGGTCTATACTTCCTCTGTTACTTTACTCCATCGGCAACCGGATCAGGACTTCCGGGGCTGCATAGTGCGCGTATATCACATAGACTATCGGGATTAACCAACTGATCCCCAACGTGAAGACCGTCAGGATCGCAGCTAGGACTATCGACACGATAATACCTGCCCCTGATCCCCACGACTTTTTCTTCAGCAACGCTGACCGCTCTCCCGATTCCTTGACCGTGTAGCCCTGAGTCATAAAGTCGTCGATAACACGGGCCATCTCTTTGTCGTCTGCTACTTCTCTAATTCTTGGACTTACCATTCAATTCACCTCCTAACACGTGCATTCGCTTTGTTTTATCTCTCACCGCTTTTGGCGAAACTCTCCCGAGGAAGAGAAACACCGCTGCTGCAGTGAGGATAACCAGCACAACTACATTCGTCACATATCGCTTCACTTTCATTCTTCGCTTCATCTTCATGAGCTCACTCCTATCAATTCCTTCTTTGCTTCAATGGCCTGGATACAACCTTCGACCTCGCAGATCGCACAGTCGCGACGGGTGTATTTAACGTCTAAGATTAGACAGTTGTCTGTGTCCAGAATCTCTTCGTTCATACACGGCGGCCTCCAAGTTT